TGTAGCCTGACAAGATAGTACCTTCATCGTTTAACCAACCAATTAAACCTTTTTGACCACCGGCATCTGGATAATTCATTTCACCAGTAAATTTTCCATCATCAGATTTAAATAGCACTCCAATTTGAGCAAATACTCTGACAAATTTTGAATTACCATCTTTTGATACACCTTTGACTCCAAGTATAGTTCCTTTGTTACCATTATCTAAAACTACATTACCTGAAAAAGATATTTTAAGTGATTTTTCAGATTCAGGTTGATACTGGAATAACACCCAATCTTTTTGTTTTGCATTACCATTTGTTGACATTAGTTCCTCCTTGTTTTTGGATTTGTTTTTGTTGTATTTCAAATAGCTTTTCAATTTCTTGATCTGAATTGCCATTCTTTTTCCAATTGGTAAATAAAGCTGTCAACTTAGTTTCGGTTGTTTGCTTTTTGATTTCATCCTCAATTGAAACTTTTTTAGTTGTGCTTTGAGTTTTTGTATTTTGGTTATTCAAAGCGTTTACTAATTCTTCTGCACTAGCATACTCAGATCCTGATAGACCAAAGGCAGCTAAACATCTTCCTAATGCACTACTGGAGCAATTTTCTAATGCACTTGTTTTATTAATAAATGATGAATTACGAAATTCTTCAGCAGTTCCTACAGAGTAAATTACATCACCAATATAAAGTTCTGTTTTTACAATAACTCTATCGGCATCATGGAATAATATTTCTTCATTAAATCTAGCCTCTGGAAAATATTGTAATAAATGTTTGTGTCTTTCATTTACTGTAGAATATTTTTTACCTTTAATATTTACAGTTGGGATATTTATTAAGGCATCAAGACAATCTTTTCGTCTTTCCTTAAAACCTCCCTTACTTTTTTCTTCTGTTTGTGGTCTTAGTTTCATGTTTTCCTTTCTTTATTTAATTTTTAAACTCCACACATTCCTTCACATTCATTATTAAACATATCTAGTTGATTGTCGTTTTCTTTTTTATTAAATTCCACTTCATCTAATGGTTTACATGATCTATGAAGATATAATTTATCTCTTACATTTCTTGAACCTGTTCTAATATTTTTGTCAAATTCTACAGCGTCTGCAAATTCTTCTTTTCTCTCAGTTTTCATAAAATGCCAATAAGCATCATTATGATAAGGACATACAATACAAGCTGACTTTTCAGGTAGTGGTATGTTTTCTTTTTTTAAGTAATTTATACAATCTTGTCTTGACATCTTAGCTTCAATTAAAGGATGTCTATTTAAAATATATTTATCTCTAGCAGGTTTCATTCTTTGAATTTCGTCTGTAGATATACCAATCCATTGTTCGACATATTTGTCTTTAGGAAAATGTTTTCCATAGCCTACATTACAAAGTTCTCTTATTTTTTTTCTAATTGGTATAATTTTATAATCTGCGGTGCATTGTCTTCGTAACATTCCCTTTTTACCTGTTATTTCTGCTTGTGTAAAAAAAGGAGCTGTTGGAAATCTTGTTCCATTATCTATGGAATCTAACATGTCTTTTTTTATATTACCTTTAGAAACTACATATACTGGATAAGGTAAAATTTTTTTTAAAAATTCAAGATAACTATAAACTTTTTTGGGTTCATAACCTGTGTCTGCAAATATTGCACAATCTGGTTTAGGAAACTCTCCTTTAGCTGCCATAATCGCCATCACAGAACTTTGAACACCAGCACCCAAACTAATTACTGTTAAAGTTTTTTCTCTATTTTTATCAATCATTTTTTTCTTAATTTTTTATTTTCCTTTACTTGTTCTACATCCTTAATAGCTTTTAATTCTAAGTAGCTTTTATTTTTGGCTACCATTTTTTCTTTAAGTTCATTGTCGCTAATTTGTTTTTTTAATTTTACAATTTCCTCATCTCTGCTTAACAACTTTTGAACATAACCTTTGACTTGTTCTTTGTATTTTCTGTTTTCTGTTTGTAGCTTTGCAAGGTCTTGCATTATTCTATCGGTCATTTTTTTCCTTTCATTACTTCATCTAAAGTTAAATTATGAGTTATCATTAATTGTAAATATTGACCTATTAGACCACCAAATTCCATCTTAAGATTACTTGGTAAAGCCTTTCTTTGAGCAGCAGTTAAAACGCAATAATCGTTAAACCATTGATCTATATTTTTATTTAGTTGTGATGGTGATAGATGGTCAGCTGTAAACATTCCACCTTCTTCTTTTTTTGTCCACTCTTTCCCAATTGTTTTCATAGTGTTTTAATACTCATAATACAAAAATAGTCAATAAACTATACATAATTAATTACAACTTTAGAGGTCATTTATATTATAAAGTTCTTTAATATCTACTTTGTAAACAGCAGGTCTATTATTGTAACCAAAGTTAGTTAGTCGTTCTGGCATATCATTTATGAAAGGAAACCAACCTAATATTGAAAATTCATAATCACCTTCATGGATAACTAAAATATATTTTCCTTTTTTCTCTCCTGGTCTAATCAATAAAAAATTATAATCTTTTTTTTCTTGAGTTCTTATTTCTATATTATTTTGAAAGTCTGAATCATTATATCTTTCTAAGTTGTCAGTATAAGAACCATTATAAAATTGATTCATGGCTTTAGCCCAAGAAATTTCTCCTAAAGCACCTAAGAATGAGTCGCCAAGTTGTTTTTTATAATCTCCTTGATAGCCATAAGAAAAACCTTTACCCATTTTGATATTACCAATAAATCTTTTAGCAGCTACATTTAAAGCAAGTTCTATTTCATTAGATTCTAATTTAACTTTTTTCATGTCTTCTCCTTGTAAATATAGTTCTCCAAAACCATGAACGCATCATAGATATAACTGTAAAGATAACTGCTATATGAAAGCTCTCAAGAACTGTTGGGTGTAAATCAAAAAATGGAAATATAAATAACTGAATTAATGTAGATAAGATTAATCCACTACCTACATCAATTATAGTTTCAAATAAATTTCTCATTTTTTATTCTTTCTTGCTTGTTCTAATTCATTATTTCTTTTTTCATATTCTTCAATGCTTTCACCTGAAAAATATTTAAACCAACAATCGCAACAAAAATCTTTGCCTTTTTCAACTACATCTGCTTTCATTTTACACTTACAACAGATACGATAATCACCATACATATTCACTCAATTTCTTTCCAATCCTTTTCTATTTCATAAGTTAATTCTTTATCAAATTTTATATCTTTTAATAAAGGTTTTATTTTATTCCAATCTTCTATAGATGGATAAGAAAAACAATTATCTTTTCTAAACCAATGCTCAATCTTAGTTTTAGCAATATCTGTATTATTAACTAATTCTTTAATTGTAGTTTGTGATTTAAGATAATCAATAAATTCTAATTTATCTGGTAGGTTAGGTCTATACATAAAAGGTTTATCAAATTGATCTATTAATTCTGGATTATTTTTTAAAAATTCCATAGCAACATCTGTTGATAAAGTTATTTGAACTCTTTGATTACTATTTCTATTTACTTTTCCTTTTAAAATTTTAGCAGCATAAATCATGCTATCTTCATTTGTGTCCATTGAGGTCGGTGTTCGATACATTCTCTGCTTCAATGATTGCTTTTCCAAGTTCTCTTGCGATTTGTGGTACGATTGAGTTTCCAAGACTTTTGACTCTGTTGGCTCTATCTTTGTCCAATTCATAGGATACCCCATTAGGAACTCCACAAAGTTCGGATTGAGTTTGCCACCAGGTTTTATTTTCTGTTGTTGAATCATGTTCCCTATTACTGAAGTCCGATTTTTTTGACTCTGAGGAAATGTTAGATTCTTTGCATCGTTGGTTGTCGGTGTATTGTAAATTTTGTTCTTCTCCAAGTATATCATTGCATCCGATAGTTTTGCTCCGAATGTCATTTGAGGATTGTTTTTTTTCCGAAGAATAAAACCCCCAGATTTCGTTTGTTCCACTCTCTCCGATTGCTCCCCTCCTTCTTCGCATCCTACTGTCGGAGTTGGATACATCTGAACAAATGCAGTCAGATTGTGTTGACTTGCTTTTTTCCAACCTTTCCTTTTTATCAAACTTTCTGCATTTTCTTGACCTGATGCTTTCGGAGTTGGGTACATCTTCACCGCTAGTGGCAGAGGTGTTCCCCCTTGTTTGTATTTCTTGGTTCTCTCTGATGCCGAATCTTGTGTTGGAGTTGGATACATTACATCCGATAATCCAGATTCTTTTTCTTTGATGCCAAGCACCGATGCCTGAAGCTGGTATAATAAGACATTGGACTTCGAAACCTTCTTTTTCCAAGTCAGTTTGCACCTGTCTGAGTACCATGCCTTCTTGGATGTTAATAAGACCTTCAACATTTTCGCCAATGAACCATTTTGGTTTACATTCTCTGACGACTCTAATAGTTTCATCCCAGAGGTATCTATCGTCATCTGTTCCTTTTCTTTTCCCTGCAACTGAGAATGGTTGACATGGGAATCCCCCAGTAACGACATCTGCTTGGTATTTATCTCCTTTGACATTTCTTATTTCTCCTTCGATTGGTATGTTTTTAAAATTCTTTTGCAAGACCTTTTTACAAAATTGGTCTTTCTCACAAAAAGCAATTGTTTCAAAGTGTCCGGTAGATTCTAAACCTAATGAAAATCCACCGATACCACTAAATAAGTCTAAGACCTTTAGTTTAGTTTGTTGCATAATAAAAAATAAATAGAGCAATCTCTATTGCGATAATTGTTTCAAGCATTGTAATTGTTCCTTTGGTTTGAGGTTTTTAATTCTGTTCCAAGTAACACCATTGATAGACCTAGATCCCTCAATGATGTTCTTGAAAGTTTGAATAAATAGTTTTTCTTTTTCAATCTCAGTTGAGAGTTTTATTTTTTCTTTCATTAATATTCTTTTTTAATTGGTCTAATTTCTTGCTCCAAATACTTTCCCAACCTTTAGGACAGTTCCATTTCATATATTCTAAGTTCCTTATTCTCCTTTTATCCCTTAAAGCTATATTAAAATCATAGATCAAAGGCAATCCAAATTTATTTCTTGTCATTATTTTACCAATATTGTTTTAGTTTTTCTACCAAACATCCATGCACTAACCATTGGAGGATCTGTCAAGCCATCCATAGAGTCTATATATACAGTCAAATCACCAGAATTTGTTTTAACTGTTACATAGCAACTACCTTTAGTTCTTGCATCTAACTTAATTCCTTTGGCATATTTATTTTCAAATTTATGTTTTTTTCTATATGCTAGTTCTTCTTTTCTGTTCATTTATCCCTCTTTATAAATTTAACTATATTATTAAAGTATTTTTTAGGTAAAGGTAAAATAACCTCCTTTTTCCTAATCTCTGCGTCTTCCATATCCATGAAACTAAAAAACTTCTTTCCTGGATTTCTTTGTTCTAGGTCTTCTGTTATTGATTTAAAATCTTTAGCTTTCATTATGCTCCCTTATTTTTAATCATTTTTTTGACTTTATTAGTAGTAAATAAATTAACAACATTAACACCATTAATATTGTTAAACTTTTGGACACCTTTAAAAATACAAGGTCGTTTTTTTATAAAATTACCTTTTGCATTAAAGTAATTTTTATCCCAAAAATAATCATATTTATTTTCAACCTCATTAAATATAAATATATTATTATTACTTTTAACAACTCTAACAAAAGCATAATTATATTTATGCCTAGTATTTCTTTTGCTAATAGTTTTTCCATTAAGTTTGATAATATATTTATTGTTATATTTTTTATTCACTCTCATATTACCTTCCTTTTAGTTTCTGATCTCATCAGTTGAGGAGTAACCTCAAGACAAGGGGGATTGCTCCCCCAAGTTTCGATCTATGCAGCTTTTTCCTTTGGTTCAAATCCTAATATTACATTAGCCATAAAATCCCAGTAATTAGCTGCAACTTTATCTTTTAACTTTTCGCTAGGGTTAGGATCTATTGAACCCATTTTGACAGCTAGATCAACGATTGCATCATTATAATATTCAATATCTAATGCCAGACCAGATAACCATTCACTCATAGCTTTGAACTTTCCAACTCTTTCAATATTCCAACCATATTCAGAATTGAAACGATTAAAAATATAATTAATCTTGTCTTGCTCTGTAGTGATTGCTTTACCTTCTAAGTCTTCTTCTATAGTTGATAGAATATAATTTTTATAATTCTTTTTATATTCTGTGTGGTGTAGTTTTCCCCCTTTCTTAATATTCCACTCATTAGATAAATCTAAATGATTTATAACCCAATGCCTAGCTTCAGACTCATTAGGAAATTGTTTTGTATAATTCTCTGAATTTTTATTATTAGTTATTAAGTAAGTGTTCATAGTTTCCTTTCTATTTGATTCGTTGAACATATATCTTGTATAACTTCTGTTCTATATTGTCAACTATTAAACTCTAAGATTGTAGAAATATTTATGTTCGCTGAATGTTCTTATTGATTATAATATGATTGAGTATTAAACACTTACCCTTAAAGGAAAGGATTTTATGACTACAAAAGGATTTACCCAAGTCCCAAATCAATTGATTATCGATGAGAGGTTGAGCAAAGAGGCTAAAGCCTTATTTATCTATTTAAGGTATTTATCGCCTAAATTTAGAAATTTAAGAAATGCCACATTATTGACAAAATTGGATATTTGTTTATCCACATTACAAAAAGCCAAAAATGAGCTAATTAAAGAAGGTTATCTAGTTATCCACAGAAAACCCTCATCTAACTATTATGAGCTTAGACTAAGTAAAAAATACTCAGGGGATAAAGTATTAAATAAGCAAGAGACTAAGTATAATTTACTTAGTATTAAGAATAACAATACTATGTATAACAACACTATGTATAACAAAGGGTTCAAAGGATTTAAAAAAATTAAATAATGGATGATAAATACTATTATAATGGTGAACCTTTGCAGCTAAGTTATAAAAATGATTACAGCATGGGGGACAAGGTTGAAATAGTTAGACAGATAGAAAACGATTTTAAAAGTGGGATGCTGTCCTGGAGTCAGATGTTTTGGATTGTTGAGAATAAAGCCTTTGGAGCTTGGACTTGCCAAAATATCATAGATAAATTGATGTTCTCCGGTAAATTAAAAGTAAACCCCTTAACACTTGACAAGCGAACATTTAACACAATTAGAAAGCCTTTTGATTTGTAATTTACTATATATTGTGCTAATAGATTAACTGGCTACTAGCTCCCTCTTTTAGTTGTTTTTAGCCTATTAAGTTAATTAACTAGTGAGTCTTTCAGATACCTTTCTTTCTTTCCTTAAACTGGAGGACTCACACTAATTTAGAATTATTATAAAGTAATGGCTGGAAGACCTAGAAAACTAAATAAAAAACTTGAAGAAAAGATCCTTGAATTATTAGCTGATGGTTTAACCATTAGACAAGTATTTGAAAAACCTGAAATAGATTATACTTGGCAATCATTTAGAAATGAGTTGGTTAAATCTGATGAGCTGATGCAAAAATATAATCAAGCCAAACAATTAGCAATTGATTTGGAATTATCTAATTTGAAAGACAAAAGACTAGAACTTGAAGCAAAGATTGAATCTGGAATAATAGACGCTAAAGCCGGTCAGAACCTGGTTAATCTTTTTAAACTAACTATTGCATCATCTCAGTGGTCAGCTGCTAAGATTTCACCTAAAAAATTCGGAAAAGCAGCCGAATTAACTATAAAAGGTGATGATAAACAACCATTAAACATTACTTGGAGCAAATAAACTATGAATTATTTAGGTCTTAAATCTTTTAAAAGTGTTGATTTTATTAGTTTAAAGGTATTATTTGCACACATAAAAAGCAGATCATACATACAAGGTGTTGCAAAATTATCACAAAAGGAGAACAATTAGCGAACTTTCTGATAACGATTAATTATCGGAACATTACTAGTGATAACGCATAACTTATTGATATAAAATTTATGGTTGTAACTAGTTAGTTATTGGTTTTGAATTGCTAAATATGGGGGGTTTTTTGATTGGTGGCACCTTATTTTGTGTTACCGGTTAAATTAAAATTAATGTATGCTACAAACACATGGACGATAGATTTCTAAAAACAATAATCTTCATTATGAAAGAT